AATGTGAATCTAAAGGTAGGAGGAGTGGAAAACCGTTTCTTGTAGGAGTTTTTTACAGTTCAGAATATGGAGTAGCCCACAATTTTGAATATGATATTCAGAGAAGAAAGCTGACGTGTTATAGAGTGATTAATGAAAAGCAGATATCGAAGAAGCCTAAAAATATGAAGTCTATTCCAGATTTTTCAGGTAGATATTATACAACAAAAGGGGATTGTCCTATTTGTGGAGCAGAAGGGTTGTATAGATCAAGCCTGTATTGCAATAAATGTGGACAAAAACTTGACTGGGGAGAGGAGTGATAAAATGGCATATAAAAATCACGAGGGTTATCTGGATCCAACTTCCGGACAGGCTATGCAGAATACCCACTGGGAAGAACTGCAGCAGTTACGTGAGAAGGAACATGGACTGAAACGCGGACAGAAGCTTGTACTCACTGAAATGTACAGAGAAGAACATAAGCCGGCCAGAAAGATTCAGAGGACCTATATCGTTCTTGAGCTGTACAAGTATTGTGTATTGTTGAAAGACGATAAGGGTTATCGTACAGCACCGTCTTACATACAGCTGCAAATGATGATGAGGGGTGTAGTGTAATGGAAATTAAGGTCACAAAAGATCTGCTGGACCGGTACCGGAAGTTAAAACAGGAAATACCAGTACTGGAGCTGGAACTCCTGATGATGAAGAAT